TGGGCCGCTACCCGCGGTTCGGGGGGGATTCGAACCCCTGAAAAATAATTACGTCGTTCGCAAATACACGTCACACATGTATTTAATTGCGTTCCATCCCAACGACAACCCTTCGATTTAAGTGGAGGGAAAAACACTACGAGTTATCGTACTCGCCACGGACGTTTAATGTTCGTTCAACTTATTTATGCCATCATGTTTAAGGAGTTGTAGCCCAGGTGAGTCCACTCGCGCTCTCGAACAGAGCTTGATTGTACATTCCCGTGCCACGAACTAACTCATTCATGAGGTTACTTATACTGGCCCTAATGGCCACCGTCGCATCGTCTACCCGCCTCGTCGCATCAAGCGTCTCGGCAGTTGTAGGATTTTGCGGATTTTCAACTTCTATTATCCTGTTCCTAGTATCAAAGGCTCCGAGAAGTGCCGACACTAGAGAATCTAGCACGGCATTATATCGGAAAACTTTGAAACCAGTAGCAGGAAATCTAACTGTAGCGGTCGGAATAGTCTTCCACACATCAGAGAACTGCTGTTGAACCGTAGTTCTAGCCTGTTGTGTTTGAAACTGATTGCCTAACGCCGAAGTACACAGATTTTGTAACTCTAATGGATCAGCCCATACAGAACCTAAATACACTAATTGATTGGCACTGGAAACTGTGTAAGCCATAGTTAAAACGAAGAAGACTCGGCGTCCGATGACTCCGAGTTCTGCCCAATTCTAACCTTATCAAACAGCTTCCCTTCCTTATTCAAACCCTTATTATCATTTCTCTTACCTACATACTTATTACTTCCTTTCTTAGATTGATTGCGAAATTTACGTAATCTGTCAGCCATTGGAACTGATTCGATGAACTCATCAACGACTGCTTCTGTAAGTTCAACGGGTCCTCCTTCTGACACACTAGTAATTTTCTCTCTCAAGCCTAATTTTATATTGGATTTGTGTACAATACAAACTGAGACAAACTCCAAAGATAAAGGACAGAAACCCTTTTCCATGGCAACACCTCTAATATTAACTAAAACTTGCCAAACTTTTCTCTCAGCATCGGCGGTAGTAATGCTATAATTCGGGATCAATTTGAAGGCAAATCGTTTCTTAGCTGCACTGGTTCTATAAGATCCAAGTGTTGCTTCGTCATCTCTTTGCATTCTCTTATCAACCAAACAAACGCTTACTCCACCTCTGCAGTTGTCGGGTAGGTTCCACTCCCCGGACACAACTAACCCTGCTAAACACACATAACCATCCTTAACAAGCTTTACACCTTTAAGCAAATTCACATCGGATAACGAATCGTTTTCCATTGCAATCACTTTGTCAACTTTCGAAATTCGTACCGTCTTGACCGAAGTCATAACAGCAGGTAAGAATTTCTCAGCGGCAGACAAATTGATGAACTCAGAAATCTTAACGTCGTCCTTGACTACTAACGCCATTTACTCCAAAAACAATGTTTGAAATAACCTTTTATCACACAAGTACTTAACTAATGCTCTATAAACAAACGAACCAAGAGGTGCGGTCTTAATAACCTCACCGACAGCGTCGTTCAAATGTGTATAGTACGCACAATTGTTCAACGACCCAGCAACATCACAAAGAGAGGTCCTAAATTCCTCTAAATGTTCTCTATTCTTGATGTGTTTTGCACCGAGTTTCGAGATCAATTTTAGAGGGTCATAATATACAATACAGCCTCTGTCATGGTGAATTATGTACCTACCGCAAAAGTAACCATATCTCTTCCTAAACAACTTGGCTTCAAAATTCCAGAGAAGGTTTGCGCCCTGTTGAATATCGGGGAAATCAGTGCCCTTTGGAAAGTATAATATACTATCATCACCACAAAAGGCACCTTTAATCAATCTCTCCATCGGTAGCATAGAGGACAGACATGCAGCAATAATGATCGTGTTTCCAATGAATGTGGTGACATCACCGCTTTTCCTCTGGTACCACAAACACGTTTTTATTCCGGCTGTGTAGTCTTTCAACGTTGTCTTCCGATGCCCGTGTTTCCAAACTTCAGCCAAGAAATCGTCTAAGCCTAACCTTTTCCAAATCTCATACTCGACTGCACAATGAAATTCGTTCTGTGATTTGTCATACTTGGAAATGTCTAGCTCTAATATGTCCATAGGAACATTAGAGTCCAGATCTGAGAAAAATTCTTCGATCTGTGTAGGCGTTTTCCTTGTATAAAACATGAATCTTGAACTGTCAATTGTCTCTAGCAGCTGTCTTGTTAATTCTGAAAATACAGGACCAAAAAGCGCATTGATTTTCTTGCTATGATACACAATAGTTTGCAAAGCCGGGTATTCAGTTTGAATACTAAGATCCAAACGCTGTTTCGGCTGCTGCTTGATCATGTGCCTGTATTGATCAACGGCTGGTAAATCAATAAAGTCAAAATCAGCCAACTGGCCAATTGTTGACTTCTCTTGCTTTTCGATCCATCTTTCCAAACTCGCCCTTGAAAGCAGAGGTATATTTTTTGGTTTTTTCTTTTCTTTAATTAAGTATGCATCAAAAAACTTATCTACTACTAGAGAAGCGGTGTCTTCGATGTCAACAACCCCTACTAATTCGGGAGAGTTGAAATTTCTTTTGATCATCGCGACCAAATTTTCCAACAATCCAGGTTTTCGAGGTTTTTCAGCAGCAGTCCTGATCACAGGTTTCAATGTCGTCTCAGATTCTCTCGGAAGAGGCACCGATTTCGACATATCCAACACACAATCCTTGACATTCAAACTATTCTCTCGTATTTGCATAGTTACAGCATCATACTCATTGAGTATAGTACTGTTTCCCGGCAAACACTTGTCGTAATAATATTGCATGTCAGAAACATCTCCTGTTTTTGGTGCTGCGACGAAAAGGTTAACACCTTTGTACACCGATTCTATCTGTAATTGCTATTGAGTCGACACATCAACTTTGTACATATCTAACAGGTAACTACTCACACACTCCAGATCTCTAAGCACTGAAACGACTGCATCTAGCACAACTGTGTAATATTTGATCGACCTTGTATGCCTAGACAATGAGACCAACAGGTGCGGACTCTGCTTTGAAATTATTCCCACGGGTGTTGGCGTCAGCCTCACTAGTGAGACGTCTTCAAACGTTTCCCCTTGCACCTCATGAACGGTATGCACATCTTCGTAACCCCTCGAGAGCAGCAATGACTTGTCTGACTGAGTGAATGTAATCACCTTCCCTTTAAGTGGTTTAGACACTGGATTCATTACCGCTGCACCTTGGATGACCTCGTGTGACACCGAGCGTGTAACACTTGATGTGCACATAACTTGCCCTTCGTACTTCTGATTCAAGAAGAAGGTGATATCAGCTGGACACCGCAACGTTGTTCTGCGAGTTTCAACAGCATCGACCTCGAGTTGACTCAAATGCTTAGGATAGGGAAAAGTTGCAACTCTGTTGATGTAAGGAATCTGCTGGGTGTCTCCATAAACAAAAGCCTCGGAGCATAGAGACATGCCAACCAGAAAATTAACACAACCAGGGTGTAACATTAGACCTTCATCCAGAAACAGCCTTTTGTATTGGCACGGACCTCGACCGTAATTCATTAAGAAAGAGTCTACCGTCCTTACATTCTCCTTGGTCGCCACGATTAAACCAGAACTGTTTGCCCTTCTTCTTATCATTTCAGCAGCCTGTTTTCCTGGTACCAGAACTAGATCTTCGTCAAAGTTGACCCTCGAAAGAATCTCCTTTGTCTTTCCGCAACCAGGAACACCATCAACAAGTGTAACCTTTGCACTGCTTATATGGGGTTCACCGTCTTTAAGCACAGAGCGTATAGCTCTTATCTTCCCCATATCTGAATACACCAAAGATTCGGAGCTCACTGCGACTCTACGCCATGTCTCTCCGCACACAATGTTCTCGCCATCGTATGTGAGAAGCGCAACAAAGCACTTATAGTCTGAGTCCATCACCACACCCCAAGCATGTCCTTTTGATAGAGGTTTCACCAACCATTTCTTAAGGCACACGTCGTAGACTCCAAATTTTTCCTTAGTCTCGAGATCTATAGCAGCTGTGTCTTTGATTATCTTCTTCAGGTTTGATACCGCAGCAGAGAGCGAGGCTACCAGGCTGTCTAAATAGTTCTTGCATTGTTGAACTTTTAGCGGACCAGTATACACCATCGCATGCATCTGTTTACGGATAATCGTCTCTGTGGATACCATATGGAACTGCTGCAACGACTCGATTTCTGTACTTCTTTGGAACTCATCGGACACTGTGTTGCCTGTTAGACCAAGCATAGAAATCTCTGATTTTCGAACCACTTCCTTGATTGAGGACTCACCTACGTCTGACGACACAATCTTCAACGAACCTTCCTCCTTTGATGTAATTGTCGGTTGCAATGCAAGTGCGACATTTGCTTCGGTAGGCCTCTCAAACGTTAAGGTCAAACCACTCTCATTTGAAACCACAGCTACCATTACCTTTGCTGCCACCAATGGATCTACGCCTAATGTATTACACATCCGGGAAAAAACATCAACATCAAACTTGTCACTGTCTTTAAGAATTGAGATTTCTGACAAAGCATTGTACATCACTTCTGCTTCTTCCAAGCTCTTTTTAACGTCCAGTACCGGCATTTCCACCGAAGACTTGTACTCCTTAACCAATCTATCGTGGAAAGTTACATACAAATCAGGTACTTTAATTTCAAGAGCCTTTTCCGAAACAGTTATGAGTTTCTTGTTAATCAACCTCTCCTTGATTGTAGGAAAACAATTGTGAAAAGCAGCAGTAATCTCATCCCAGACATATTCAGTGAGCGATTTGGAATGCACTTGGAATTTCTGAACCACGAGGTCATCCTTGAGCATGGCCAATTTGGTCTGCAAGAAAAAAGTCATTGACAGGGACTGCAACAAAGCCTTATCCACATCCCACTCTGAGCGCGCAGTCACCCCATTGATTATCACTCTTGATCTTATCGACTCAACGAACGATAATACATTGGCGTAAGTAAGCGCTTTCGACTGGTATGTGCGAATATGATTAAGCACAGTATAAACGAAGTCCTTGCTGACCATGACCTCCTTTCTTGCTAACCTTTTCCCCTCGTTCTGTAAAGATACGTCGAACAAAGGTACTATCACCATATCTTTCATCTTTGGAAACCAATAATTAACAGACGATGAATCCTCTAAGAGGATTCTTTCGCTATTCATCATCGCCAAAGTCTTTTTGTAATGCCAAGCATCTTCCATTGCACTGTAAAATTGCTCCTTGTCTACACCTCTGTGGTATACACCTCTATATAGTACAAAGGTATCTAACCTTGAAAACTTACAAAACCAAGTATTTACCCTAGTTACCAAAAACTCCTTCATGTACACTTCTCTACTAGAAGCGGGGAAGTAAGTCTTACACACATACTTAAGCACATTACTATAGGAATGAGTATAATTTAAAGTACTCTCTGCTACAAAAGAAAAGTTCAACATATCGCCCTCTCTCGAGAAGAAAGCGCCTATGTCGTCAAGACTGACATACGAATCTTCTAAAAGAAGATTCTCAGAAAAGTGGAAGGCAGCATAGCAGACATGAACATTTCTCCTCAGAAGTGCTGCCCCAAATTCATCTGCTGGAATGTCGTATAAACTGTGCAAAGCGACAGCGTATACTTTATCCGTGCAGTGCGAAACGCCTTCGCAGTGCTGAAAAGGTTTCGAGCACACTACTGATTGCGGATCGTCCGTGTATTTATCAAAGCATGGCTTTTGATATGGCGGTATTACCTTTTTCTTTTGCGCAAGCTTTGAAAGGTACAGTTCAATGCTATCCTTTTGAGCATTGTGACGCATGACGTCACGTAAGTCCATGTTAGGCATGCAGCAATGAACGTAGTCACGACCTTTAAACATGTGAGCAGCAAAATTTCCCCCGATATCATATGTCGTTGAACCGTAGGGGATCTGCATCATCAAGTATTCTAGTTCCAAAGACCGAAGTCCACCTGCGAGACTGTGCACAGCGTTCTGCGTGTTGTAGAACGTGATTTGGAACTCAGGGTAGGCCTTAGTTGCGATAAGCGTCTGCTCTTCGCTTATCGACCTTAAAAAATTAACCTTGGGCCTGCGGTCATGTGCATTGCATTGTTCGACCGCTGATTCGTACAGTCTCCGATTAGCAAGATCGTTCACCAAGGGGTTATTCCCTCGGAGAGTACTTGCTAATGCGGCGTTGGTAGCTTGTTGTGTGTAAGCCATTGTAGTTGTATTTTGTTTGTAATGTTGTTTGTTGTTTGTGTTGTTGTTGTTAAATTGTGAAAAATTTAC